CAGGCTTATCACTTCTACGCGAACCACCCTGGCGATACCTACGCGGGCAACGCGCGCACCAACGGTCGGCGGATCCGTGTCCCAGCTGATGAGGTGATCCATCTGTTCCTGCCGGAGCGGCCAGGACAGACCAGGGGCGTGACGTGGTTCGCGTCGGCGCTGATGCGGCTGCACATGCTGCAGGGCTATGAAGAGGCCGAGGTGGTGCGGGCGCGGGCGAGCAGCGCGCTGATGGGATTCATCACCAGCCCTGAAGGCGAGCTGATTGGTGATGCGGTCTACGAAGGCGAGCGCGTTAGCGAGTTCCAGCCGGGCGTGTTCAAGTATCTACAGCCCGGCGAGTCGGTGACGGTGCCGGACCTGAACAGCCCTGACGGGCAGCTCGAGCCGTTCACGCGGTCGATGTTGCGTGCTGTTGCTGCTGGTGTTGGCGTCAGCTTTGAGAGCATCAGCAAGAACTTCTCAGAGAGCAACTACAGCAGCAGCCGACTGAGCCTGCTGGAGGAACGCGACACCTATCGGGTGTTACAGCGGTACATGATCGAGAACTTCCACCAGCAGGTCTTTGAGCAGTGGCTTGACATGGCGGTGCTGAGCGGTGCGCTGAACCTGCCTGGCTACGAGAGCAACCCTGACCGTTACCGCGCAAGCCGGTGGGTGCCGCGGAGCTGGGAATGGGTGGACCCGCAGCGTGAGGTGGACGCCTACAAGACGGCTGTGCGGTGCGGCTTCAAGACGCTCGGGCAGGTGATCGCTGAGCAGGGCGGCGACCTTGATGATGTGCTGGTCGCACGCCAGGCCGAGCTGGCCATGTTGGATGAGATGGACATCGTGACCGACACCGATCCGAGCGAGGTCAGCGAGGCTGGATTGACGCAGGTCAGACCGACCGGCTCCATCGATCCGTTTGGCGATACCGAGCTACCGCTTGAAGGCGAAGAGTACGAAGAGGAATCAATCCTCGAGGATCCGACCGAGGCGCCTGAGGATTGATGGCAACGATCAACGGGCAAGAGATCGACCTGATGCCAACCGATGGGATGCGAACAGAAGCCCAGCGTTACCGCGACTGGAAGGCCGAGGGCCGGGCAGGCGGCACTGAGGTGGCCGCGGCCAGAGCACGGCAGATCCTGAGCGGCGATGAGCTGAGCGCTGACACGGTGATCACCATGGCCGCATGGTTCGCGCGGCATGAGGTGGACAAGCAAGGCGAGGGCTTCAGTCCTGACGAGGATGGCTATCCGTCACCCGGCCGCGTTGCATGGGCTGCATGGGGCGGTGATGCAGGGCAAAGTTGGGCTAGCGCAAAGGCCGATAGAATCAAGGCATTAGAAGACAGAAGCGCTGTGGATTTTGCGCGCCCCTATCCGAATGAGCACGCGGCAAGACTGACCGATCCTGATCAGTACGATTCGCTGCGGCGCGTTAACGATGAAGGCGGCCCTGGGATTGACTTCATCTACGGCATCAAGGAAGGCGAAAGCGAGACCCAAGCGATCCGGTTCAACAGCGCGCGGTACAGCCCAGCCGAGGCGCGCGACTGGTTGGCTGAGCATGACTTCAGCCCGATCATGTTTGAAGAGGCCACCGGCGACGGCGAGCGTGCGGAGCCGGGTGAGCTGTCCGAAGGCGACTTCGTGCAATGGGACAGCAGCGGCGGCACTGCTCGCGGCCGCATCGAGCATGTGATGCGTGAAGGCACGCTGGGCGTCCCTGACACCGAGTTCAGTATTGATGCAACGCCTGAGGATCCGGCTGCCCTGATCCGCATCTACCGCGAAGGCGATGAAGGCTGGGAGCCGACTGAGGTGCTGGTGGGCCACAAGTTCTCTACGCTGACCAAGATCTCTGCGCTGCGCAGCCTTGAGGGCAAGTATCAGCGGGCAGAGCTGACCACCTTCGACGAGGTGCAGGAGCGGATCTATGAGTTCCCATTCAGCTCTGAGTTCCCCGTTGCGCGTTACTTCGGCAACGAGATCCTGAGCCATGAGGCCGATGCGGCCAACCTGAGCCGTCTGAACGATGGCGCGCCGTTGCTGTTCAACCACAACCCTGACAAGGTGATCGGCGTGGTTGAGCGGGCTTACATCGACGGTAAACGCCGTCGCGGGTATGCCCGTGTGCGGTTCAGCCGCAACGCCTTCGCGCAGGAGATCCTGAGCGATGTGAAGGACGGCGTTCTACGGAATGTGTCCTTCGGCTATTCCATCGACAAAATGGAAGAACGAGGCAGCGGCGACTTTGTCGCAACTGCCTGGTCTCCTTACGAGATCAGCGTAGTCTCAGTGCCGGCTGACCCCGGTGTTGGGATTGGCCGATCTTTTGAGGCCGACACCCCTGCTGCTTCGGCAGCACCATCCCCTGATCCTATTCCTTCAATGGAAAACGCCACCCCTGATCTGGCCGTGGTGCAGGCCGAGGCCGCTCAGGCCGAACGGTCCCGCATCTCTGACATCACTGCCCTGTGCGACAAGCACGGCATGGCAGACCTTGGCCGGCAACTGGTTGAGTCTGGTCGTTCAATCGACGAGGCTCGCGCTGCTGTGCTCGACAAGCTCAACATTCACCAGGAGCCCGTGACCATGCAGGCCGCCGACCTTGGCCTCAGCGAAAAGGAGAGCCGCAGCTTCTCTTTCCTTCGCGCCATCAATTATCTGTCCAACCCGACCGACCGCTCTGCCCGTGAGGCTGCTGCGTTCGAGATCGAAGCCTCTGAAGCTGCTGCTGCCAAGCTCGGCCGTCAGTCCCGTGGCATCACCATCCCTCAGGATGTGCTGCGTCGTGACCTGAACGTCGGCACTGCTACTGCCGGTGGCAACCTGGTCGCCACTGACCTGGATGCCGGCAGCTTCATCGACCTGCTGCGCAACGCTTCCGCTCTGGATCAAGCTGGCGCCACCGTGCTGACCGGCCTGACCGGCAACGTCGCCATCCCCCGCCAGTCGGGTGCTGCCACTGCCTACTGGGTGGCTGAAAGCGGCTCGCCCACCGAGAGCCAGCAGACCGTTGATCAGGTCAGCCTGACCCCCAAGACTGTTGCAGCCTTCACTGACTACAGCCGTCGCCTGATGCTGCAGTCCAGCATCGACGTTGAGAACATGGTTCGCAACGACCTGGCTCGCGTTCTTGCCCTGAAGATCGACCTGGCTGGTCTGTACGGCACCGGCAGCAACAGTGAGCCCCTCGGCCTGAAGCTGACCACCGGCATCGGGACTGAGAACTTCGCCGCTGCTGCCCCCACCTTCGAGGAAGTGGTGGCACTCGAAAGCGATGTGGCAACCGCCAACGCACTGCTCGGCAGCCCGGTCTATCTGATGAACGCTGCCATGCGCGGCGGCCTCAAGACCACCAAGAAAGATACAGGCTCCGGTCTGTTCGTGATGGAAGGCAACGAGGTCAACGGTTACCGCGGCGTCCTGTCCAACCAAGTGGCAGCTGGCGATCTGTGGTTTGGCAACTTCGCTGACCTGATCATCGGCTACTTCAGCGGTCTCGACATCATGGTCGATCCCTACAGCAATAGCACCAGCGGCACCGTCCGCGTGGTCGCAATGCAGGACGTCGACATCGCCGTCCGTCATCCTGAGTCCTTCAGCCGCGGCGCTGATACCCTCTGATCATGTTGATCAAGGTCCTACGGCAAACAATGCTGGCAGGGCAGGTGGTTCGTGTGGGAGATGTCCTTGAGGCATCTCCTACCGACGCCAAGCTACTGATCGGCATCGGCAAAGCAATCGAGACTGTCAAGTCGGCAGTCGAAACGGTTGAGGCAATCAAGCCTGAACCTGCATCAAAACCCCAACTTCCTAGACGGAGAAGTAAGCCATGACTATCCACAATCTCGGGACCAAAACTGAGGTTCTCAACTTCCTGCCCAATGATGTGGTGACAGCTACTGTCACCGCCAGCACCGCCATCGACTTGGTGGATTATGAAGGCGACATCGCCGTCATTCTTTGCGCTGAAGCCGGCGGCGCCAGCATCACCTACCTCGGCAAGCTGACCGAATCCGACACGTCTGGTGGCACTTACACCGACGTGACCGGCGGCGCGTTCACCGTCACTGCCGCCAACACCGCATCGGTTCAGAAGATCGCTGTCAACTCTGACAACATGAAGCGATTCATCAAGGCAGTGGTGACAGTTGCAGGCGGCACTGGTGCCGGCGCTGTGACGATCGTCGGCCTCGGCTCTAAAAAGTACAGCTGATGGCCTTTACGGAGGATCTCGGAATCTTCCTGGCGGACTTCGGCGTCAGCTGCACAGCTGGCGCCGTTACCGCTCTTGGCATCCTTGACATGCCCAGCCAAGTGCTGGCCAATGGCATGGTGCTCAGCACTGACTACACACTGACTGCCAAGGCTTCTGACTTCGGCACACTGACCCGCGGCAGCTCGATCACGGTCGATGCTGTGGCCTATACGGTGCGGGAGGTGATGCTGATGGATGACGGGAAGATCGTCCAACTCGGACTTCAAAAGACATGAGCGGCCCCTTCAAGGTCAACACCCGCAGCGCCTGGACGGCGCAAAACCCGGTGCTGATGGCCGGCGAGCCTGGCATTGAAAGCCAGACCGGCAACCTGAAAATTGGCGATGGCCGTACCGCTTGGAACGTGCTGCCATACCACGGCTGTCCTGGTTATTGGGGATCTTTCTGGGACACAACTTCGCAGACGGCCACTGCAAATACACCGACGGCGATCCTGCTGCGCAAGAACGATCTAGACAGCCACGGCATCAAGGTGATCTCGAATAACCGGATCACGGTTGACCATCCGGGGGTTTATAGCATCACTTTCTCAATTCAGTTCACCAATAACGACAACAGCATCCACGACATTAATGTGTGGCTGCGCAAGAACGGCAGCGGATCCAGTGGTGATGTGGCTGACAGCGATAGCAAGTTCAGCATCATCGCCAAGCATGGCAACACACCAGGCAACATCATCGGCACGGTTAACTATGTGCTGAAGCTGGCCGCGGCGGACTACATCGAACTGATGTGGGCGACCAGCAACGCAGCTGCATACATCCACGCCGAAGCCGCTGCCACCAGTCCGTTCGCGCATCCGGGCATCCCTGGCATCATCTGCACCGTGACCCAGGTGGCCTCAGCATGACGACCCGCCGCGAGACGATCCTGGCAGCTATCGCGTCCACGCTGGCGGGCACCACAGGCGTGAGCACGCGGATCTACCGCAGCCGCGTTGAGCCGCTCACCAGAGGCGAAAGCCCGGCGCTGGTGATCGAGCCGATCAGCGACAGTGCAGAACAGCTGACCAGCCTGCCGAGATTGGACTGGTCGCTGACGGTGCGGATCGCGGTGATCGTGCGCGGCAACATCCCCGACCAGGTGGCTGATGCCACGATCGAGAGCCTGCACAGCAAGCTGATGGCAGATCTGACCCTTGGCGGCTACGCGATCGACATACAACCGCAGGGCGTGAACTTTGAAATGGTCGAAGCTGATCAGCCAGCCGGCGTGATCAGTTGCGATTACCTCGTGCGCTATCGCACGAGCGTCGCTAATCTGGCCACAACATAGTGGCTACGATGGTGGACGAACACAAAGGCCAGGGCGGCAGCTATCTGGTCAATCCCAAAACCGGCAAGCGACAGCTCGTCGAGCGGACCCAGCCGGCTCCCCATCCAACTCCTGAGGTAGCCCCCAATGGCATCAGTTCTGACCCGCCGGCGCTTGATCCTGGCGAAGATTGAGACCACCTACGGCACCGACTCCAGCCCCACCGGCTCGAGCAACGCCATCCTGGTGCGCAACCTTGAGATCCAGCCACTGGTAGCCGAGACGGTGAACCGCGATCTGGTGCGTCCTTACATGGGGCAAGCCGATCAGCTGCTGGCGCAGACCCGCGTTGAGGTGAGCTTTGAAGTGGAGCTGGCTGGCTCCGGCACTGCCGGCACCGCCCCGGCCTACGGTCCCGTCCTTCGCAGCTGCGGCCTGAGCGAGACGCTGGTCACCAGCACCAGCGCCACCTACGCGCCCGAGAGCAGCGGCTTCGAGAGCTGCACGATTCACTACCACGAGGATGGCATCCGTCACAAGTTGACCGGCTGTCGCGGCACCTTTGAGATCACCGGCGAAGTCGGTCAGATCCCGGTGATCAGCTTCACCATGACGGGCATCTACAACGCGCCCACAGACGAGACACTGCCCACCCCCACCTACGCCAACCAAGCCACACCGCTGATCTTCAAGCAGGGCAACACTACCAACTTCACCGCGTTCTCCTACAGCGGTTGCCTGCAAAGCTACAACTTCAGCATCGCCAACGACGTGATCTACCGCGAGCTGGTGGGCTGCAGCAAGGAGATCATGATCACCAACCGCGCCCCCAGCGGCACGATCGTGATCGAAGCTCCGACCATCGCCGCGAAAGATTTCTTCACGGTGGCGACCGGCAGCAGCACCGGCAGCATCACCTTCCAGCACGGCACCACCGGCGGGAACATCGTTACGGTCACGACCGCTCAGTCCGACCTAGGCAACCTGACCTACTCGGATCAGGACGGTGTGCAGATGCTGAACATGCCTTTCATTGCAGTTCCGACCAGTTCGGGCAATGATGAGCTGAGTCTCGCTTTTACCTGACCTTGGCTTTCGTTCTCAAGCAGTCAGATACCTACTCGTGGCCGGTCACTTTCGACATCCCTGTCGATGGAGGCCGGCACGAGCGCCAAACATTCGATGGCGAGTTCAAGCGTCTCCCGCAAAGCAAGGTTGCCCCTTTGGTGGCTGAGCTGCAGCGGTTCGATGATGTGGGCGACATTGAACGGCTAACTGAGCTGGCAGCAGAGGTGCTGGTTGGGTGGTCCGGCGTCAACGATGACAACGGCAAAGAGATCCCGTTCAGCCAGAAGGCACTCGAGCAGGCGCTTGAAGTGCCGCTGCTTTCGGTGGCGATTCTCAAGTCCTACATGGACAGCATCAAGGGAGCCAAGCGAAAAAACTGATAGAGGCCGCTGAGCATTGGGCAGGCGGTAGCGTCGTTGACGAGACCGCCGCTGATGCCGCGGCCATGGGCATCCCCCTGCCGGATCTGCCGGATGCATCGGCTGAAGATTTCGGCGTCTGGCCTGAGAACTGGGCAGCCGTTGAAATGTTCCTGCGGGTGCAAACGCAATGGCGGACCACGATGGGCGGCCTGCTGGGCCTTGATTACGGAGTCCTGGCGTGGGTGTTTAAACTGTATGCAGTGGAGGATGAGCGCTCCATGCTTGAGGACCTGCAGGTAATGGAGGCCGCAGCCATGGCAGTGCTTAGTGAGCGGAGCGCCTGAGATGGCGATGAACATGGACGCCATGCTCCGCATCAAGGCGGACGTTCAAGGCGAGAACAATATCCGGCGCCTGGGCAACTCCATGCAGGGGCTGCAGGGTCAGGTCAAGAATGCAGCCCTGGGATTCAGCAATCTTAGGGGTGCGGTCGCTGGCTTTGGTGCAGCCATCGCCGGCAGCGCGGTGGTGGGCGGCTTGGCTGCCATTGTGAAGCAAGCCATTGATGCAGGCGACGAGCTGTTCAACCTGCAGGCAAAGACCGGTGTGGCGGCTAGTGCGCTGATCGGCATCGGCAACGCGGCCAAGCTGGCTGACGTGGACATGGCCACGTTGGGCAAGGGCTTGACCAAGCTGAACGTGAATCTGGTCAAGGCGGCCGAGGGCAACGAAGACCTTGGGCGGAAGTTTGACGCGCTGGGCGTTGCGGTCAAGACTGCCGACGGGCAGGTGGTGCCGGCTGAGAAGGTGCTAAAGCAGATCGCTGATCGGTTTGCTGACATGCCTGATGGCGCGCAGAAAGCAGCCGCGGCGGTGGCGATTTTTGGCAAGTCTGGCGCCGACCTGATCCCGCTGCTGAACGAAGGCGCGGCGGCGATGGACAAGTTCACCTACAAGGTGGGCGAAGATTTTGCCGCGCGATCCGATCTGTTCAATGACACGATCACGGAGCTGGGCATCAGGACTCAGGGCTTCGGCGCTGAGCTGACAGATGCGCTGTTGCCATCGCTGCAGTCGATCCTTGAAGTCTTTGGCGATCTGTTCGACACAAAGAACGATTGGGACGCTTTGTTCACCGTGATCAGGGTAGGCATCCAATCAGTCGCCACGTTTGTCTTTGCCACTGTCAAGCTCTTTGATGTCTTCATCAAGAACGCAGTCGCTGGATTTCAGGTCATAGCCAAGGCGGTGCAGGGCGACTTTCAAGGTGCGGCGGAGATTTATCGCACCAGGGTCTCCGGGATGCTTGCGCAAGCTCGCCAGGATTTTGCGCAGATCGGCAAGATCTTCAGCGAGGCACCCTCCCCCGGCACTGGTCGCCGCCAAGGTGGGCGCAGCATGGCATTGGATACAACCGAGGAAAACAAGCGCGCTGAAGCGGCAGCTAAAAAGGCTGCAGCCGCTGCGAAGAAAGCGGCGGATGAGCAGGAGCGCATACTGAAGCGGCGTCAAGAGTTGACGAGAAAAGCCAGCGATCTGCTCGAGCAATACAGGCAGAACGTTGAGGATCTCGACACCCAGATTGCAGGCGTCGGTGCCGATCCGTTTAAGCAGTTGATGCTTGAGCGCGAGCAGGCGATTAGGGATGCGAGCCGCGAAGTCGATCGCATGACCATGGCAGTGGTTGACTTGGCGCGCGAGGTCCGGGCTGCTGGCGGCGAGCTGGACATTGGACCGTTTAGGGATGCAATCAATGCATTCTCTGATCGCGAGAACGCGCTTGCCGCGCGCAAGTATTCAGAAGGCTTGGCCGAGATTGGTGAGAACGCCAGCAAGGCTGCCATTGAACTGCTTGATTTCAGCGACGCTGCATCAAGCCAGAAGGACGCGCTGTCAGGCGCGCGCAGTGCAATTGACGATTATCTGCAAAGCGTTGGCACGTTGAGTGAAAACATCTCTAACGTCACCACCAATGCATTCAGCGGACTGGAGGATGCGATCGTCAGCCTGACCACGACGGGCACGTTCAGCTTCCGTCAGTTTGCGCTGGCAATCGTCGAAGATCTGACCCGCATGGTCACGCGGATGCTGATCATCGCGCCGCTGCTGAAGTTGATTCAGGGCTTGATTCCTGGCGGGACCTTTGCATCGGCCAGCGCTGGCCTGAGCGGTGCTGGTGCGCTGAAATCCTTCCTGCCAGGCTTTGCGCTGAACGCGACCGGCAACGTTTACGGCTCCAATGGCGTGGTGCCATTTGCCCGCGGCGGCATCGTCAACGGTCCGACCATGTTCCCGTTCGCCAAGGGCGTCGGCCTCATGGGCGAGGCTGGCCCTGAAGCGATCATGCCGCTCCGCCGTGGCGCTGATGGCCGGCTGGGCGTGGCAGCATCTGGTGGCGCTGGCGTCAATGTGACCGTGAACGTTGACGCAGGCAGCAGCCAAGTGCAGGGTGACGGACCCAACGCCAATCAACTCGGCCGAGTGATCGGCGCTGCAGTGCAGGCTGAGATCGTCAAGCAACAACGGCCTGGCGGCCTACTCGCAACCACACGCTGATGGCAACCTTTACCTACACGCCCAGTTTCACCGCTGACCTAGAAGAGCAGCCGATCGTCAGGAGCGTTCGCTTCGGTGACGGCTACGAGCAGCGGCTCGCCTACGGCTTGAACACGCAGCCGAAGAAATGGTCGCTGCAGTTCAGCAATCGAGACGACACTGAGCGCGACAATATCCTGACCTTCCTGCGCGCGCGTGGTGCGGTTGAGTCGTTCGATTGGACCGATCCGAACGGTTACGTCGGGAAGTGGGTCTGTCGTGGATGGAACACCAGCCAGGTGAGCTGCAACTTCAACAACATCAGCGCCACCTTTGAAGAGGTGTTCGAGCCCTAATGGCCTACGCAGCCTGGCAAGCCAGCACGAGCTATGCAGTCGGCGCCATCGTTCGCGCCACGACCACGCAGGCCAGCGGGCTGGTGTTCCGCTGCACTGTGGCCGGCACCAGCGCCAGCACACAGCCGGCATGGCCGACGGACATCGGCAGCACGATCGCAGATGGCGGCGTCACATGGACAGCGATCAGCAGCGTTTATGAAGAGCTGGCGGTCCTGGGTCCGAACGCAATCATCGAGCTGTTCGAGCTGCAGCTTGACTCCACACTGCACGGCGCCAGTACCACCTACTACTGGCACAACGGCGTGAACGCAGCGGTGACAGGCAATATCGTGTTTGCCAGCAACACCTACGTCAGGCTTCCGGTCGAGGCGACGGGCTTCGATTACACCAGCTCTGGCAGCCTGCCGCGTCCGACGCTGCGGATCAGTAACCTTTTCAGCGACATGACCACGCTGCTGCTGCTGGTCAACGCGACCACACCCGGCAACGACCTGGGCGGCGCCACGGTCCGGCGGATCCGCACGCTGAAGAAGTTCCTCGATGGCGAGGCAGCGGCTGACCCTAATGCTCGCTTCCCGACGGAGATCTGGTACGTCGACCGAAAGTCCAACGAGAACCGCGATCTGGTCGAGTTCGAGCTTGCCAGCAAGTTTGACCTAGCCGGCGTCATGCTGCCCCAGCGGCAAATCATCGCCAATGTCTGCCAGTGGAAGTATCGCGGCGCTGAGTGCGGCTACACCGGCAGCAATTACTGGAACGTCAATGATCAAGCTGTTGGCACGCTGGCTGCTGACGTTTGCGGCAAGCGGGTGGAGAGCTGCAAACTGCGGTTTGGGGCGACTGCTGAGTTGCCGTTCGGCTCCTTCCCCGGCGCCGGCCTGACCCAGTGATGAAGCTGACCGACACGCTCAAGGCCGACATCCTGGTGCACGCGCAGGCCGAAGATCCCCGCGAGTGCTGCGGCTTGATCCATGTGGTCAAAGGCCGGCGCCGCTACTATCCCTGCCGCAACATCGCCGCTACGCCTGACGAGCATTTCATCCTTGACCCAGCGGACTACGCAGCAGCCGAGGATCTGGGCGAGATCGTGGCCGTGGTGCATAGCCATCCGGTGACGCAGCCAGTCCCATCAGCAGCGGATCAGATCGGCTGCAACAACAGCGGCCTGACGTGGGTGATCGTCAACCCCAAGACCGAAGCCTGGGGCGACTGCGAGCCTGCGGCGTTTGAGCTGCCCTACGTCGGCCGGGAGTTCGTGTTTGGCGTGGTGGACTGCTACTCGCTGGTGCGGGACTGGTATCACCGCGAGTGGGGCTTGACGCTGGCGGACTTCGACCGGCGTGATCGGTTCTGGGAACGGGGTGAGAACCTGTACCTCGACAGCTACCGCTCGCAGGGCTTCCGGCAGGTGCCGTTCGAGGAGCTGCAGTACGGCGACGCGATCTTGATGCAACTATCGGCAAGCCTGCCCAACCACGCGGCGATCTACCTGGGTGATCAGCAAATCCTGCATCATGTACAGGGGCGATTGAGTAGCCGCGACGTGTATGGCGGTTACTATGTCAAGAGCACTGCCATGGTCTTGCGGCATGAAAGTCGTTAAGGTCTACGGCGCACTTCGCAAGCGACTCGGACAGTGCCGGTTCGAGTTCGAGGTAGACACGCCTGCGCAGGCGATCAAAGCGTTGTGCGTCAACTTCCCTGGGCTGGAGCGCTGGCTGATCGACTCTGAGCAGACCGGAATGGGCTTCCGCGTCACCGTCGGCAAGGAACGCATCACACAAGAGGATGCCAGCGTGGCTGTGCTGCCATGGTCCGAACGGGACGTGTTCAGCATTGCGCCGGTGGTGGCTGGTGCTGGGCAGGGCTTCGGGCAGGTGCTGGCTGGCATTGGCCTGGTTGCGTTGGCAATTATTGCCGGTCCTGCGGCTGGCGGCTTCCTTGGATTGGGTGCCGGTCTAGGCGGCGCTGGTGCAGGCTTGATCGGGGGCACTGCTGCTGTTGCCCTTGGCGGCATCGGCGCCAGTTTGGTCCTTGGTGGTATTGCGCAGATGCTGTCCCCGCAACCCGACATCTCAGCACTGCAACGCGGCAAGGAAGCCGCCCGACTGGAGTCATTCAGCTTCAGCGGGATTGTCAACACCAGCCAGCAGGGGATGCCGGTGCCGATCGTTTACGGCCGCGCTTTCGTTGGCTCGGCTGTCCTGTCTAGCGGCCTTGACGTGGCACAACTGAAATGACGCAGCTCCAAGGTTCCGGTGGCGGCGGTGGTGGCGGTGGATGCTTCCTGGGGCACACGTTGGTGCGCACGCCTGACGGGCAGCG